TGCTATAACCGGTACTAATACAAAATTCTTTTTGAATAGTTCTGCAATGTTCATATGGCATAAATTCCTTTACTAAAAAAGTATAGCTCCAATCACAAATGCCACAACAGCGATAACAATCTCTGTTCTGTTTTGTAGTTGCCATACCATAAATTTCTCTAATTTTAAGATTGATTGTTGCTTAATCACTTCTTTGTATTTACTTATCATCATCTTCCTCCAAGTTTCTCAGCTGATAGTCATAACTACCTTCTTCGTGTTCGTCTGTAATCCATTTAGCTGAATTTTCTACGGAGTATATTTTACTACTAACTAATCTGTTAATCAAGTTTTTGTTTGGGTCAACTCCCATAGATGCATCAAACATTTTAAGCCTATTATTAGGCTGTATTGCAAAGTTTCCATCCTCTAATTCTAGTACATGGCCGCATTTATGCTGGTCAGGTTTTTCTGCATAACCAAAATTTAGTTCGTTAAAGTCTCCTGCACACCAGTCTATTGTAAATAAATACTTACCTTTACGTTTTACTTTACGTCTAGATATGTATTGCATGGTTGCACCAGCTAACTCATAAAAAGTTGTGACACTTACATTGTAACTAAAACTGTCCCACATAACTAACTCGTCAAGTGGTAATTCTTTTACTCCAGGTTTCGTACAGAAAGCTGAGATAGGTGCTCGCCACCACAAACCACCATCTTCCATTAAAAAATGAAACATAGGTACTCTGTTTGGTATAGAACTAAAACCAAATACTCCTACTTCAAAATATTTATCGTGTGAATCTTTTTGATCTCTTAGATAGTTACCTCTTACGCAACATTCTATGACAGGTATATTTGCATTTAAATAAGCCATTAGTCGTTTATACTACCCCAATTTTTACCGTGTTCGTAATCTACTTTGTTTGGTACTTCTAGAGTAACAGCTTGCTCCATAATCTCAATAACCTTTTTTGCCTGTGCGTCATTTTCTATAGATAGGCACAACTCGTCGTGTATTTGTATATGTGCAACAATCCCTTCTTTATATAACTCTAACATAGATTTTTTTGTCATGTCAGCAGCTGATCCTTGTATTAATTTATTTAAAGATTTGTATGTGTACGCTCTCTTAATCCCTGGTCCATGTTCCGCTAACGCATCTTCGTGAGTCATAGCTTTGTGCATACCGAAACTGTTAGGCTCCCACAGGTGAAACCTGCATAGTCGTCCTAGCAATGTACGGATTTGTCCACGGTCTTGTGCTCTGTTAGATGCTTTGTCCATAAGTTGTTTAACAAAAGGTACCTTTGCGTGATACGTATTAAATAGTTCTGCAGCTTTATCTTTAGATACACCTAACTCTGCTTGCAGTTTAGCTTTACCCATACCATAAAACAAACCAAGGTTAATTGTTTTTGCTTGTGTTCTAGGTATCTCTGCCATGTCTGCTACAGTCTGATGAAAGTCTGCACCAGCGTCGTTTTGATAAGAATCTACTACATCGTACACTGACGGTAATTTATATAATGCTGCGTAGTGTACAACAAGACGTGGTTCTTGCTGTGAGTAGTCAAAACAGCCCCATTTACAGCCCTCTTCTGGTATAAATAAACTTCTTATCTTAGGTCCTAAATCTTTGTTACGTGCTGGAATCTGTTGTAGGTTAGGATTCTGATAAGAGAATCTTCCTGTAACCGTACCACCACCTGCATTACGCAACTGATTTATTTCTGCATGTATTCTACCTTTGTGTTCGTAACGTAAAATAGAATCTATAAAAGTTGTGTGTGCTTTGTTAACTTCTCTTGCTTTTGCAATCATGTTAACAACAGGATGTTCATGTTCTTGTAAAAAGTTTTTTGTAAAACTAGGTGCTTGTGTTTTTTCTGTTCTATCAAACTCTATCTTTAAATTTTCAAACACTTCTGCTATACTGCTTGCGGCCCAAATCTGCGGCCTTACATTAGTTTCTTTTTCAATAGCGTTTAGTAATGCATTCTCTTCACCTATCAATGTCTTCTTAAGATTGTGTGCTGCTTCTACATCAACTCTTACACCCTTAAATCTCATGTCGACCAGACAAGGAAATAAATCTGTCTCAAGTTCCATAATAGATTGTAAGTCTTGTGCAATAATTTCTTTTTTCATCTCTTGCCATAAACCAAACGTTGCTTCTGCATCTCTTTCTGCGTATGTTCCAACATTTAATGATGGTAGTTTGTACATTTCTGATTTTGGATCTATACCCCATTCAGCTGCTGCTTCTGCAAGTGCAGCTTCATTCTTACCAAAACCTAAATACTTCCATGACAAACTATTAAGATCATATCTAAATCTATTTTCATCAGTCACAGCTGCAGCTATCATTGTATCTACAATTCTTCCGTTAATTGTAAAACCCATAGCCCTAATCCAACATACATCGTACATTGCATTGTGAAATATTTTTGTAGAGGCAGTGCTTAAAATATCTTTAAACCATTCTAATACTTTTTTACGATCCATGTTACCACCACCTTCGTGTGCTATTGGAAAGTATCCCTTGTAATGTGCAGTAGCTACAGCAATACCTATAACTTCTCCGTTACCAATGATAGAACCCGATCCTTTTTTAATTAGGTCAGGATCTTTTGTCTCCAGGTCAATTGCAATCTCATCAACCTGTCTAAGATCTGGAAATTCTGTAGGTATAACCCATTCTGTCTGTGCACTAAAAGTAGGTATCTTCATCTTGTTTCCTTTTGATATACGTGGTTAGCTTTTATTTTTTTATTTAATTTTTCTTTGTTGCTAAATGCATACAAAGCAGCATCGTAATTGTGCGGAAATATTTCCCAGTCAACTAATCTAGGATATATTTCTAGATTAAATTTATGTTTTGCTATTTTAATTGTTTTTCTAATTACACTTCTTTTCATAATGCTAGATAACAAAAAATCAGTAGGCAAGTAAACAGCCCCATATAAAATGGTATATGATTATTTGGTTCCATAGTCCCTTTGTTTAATCATTTCTAAATAATGTATTGCTTTATCGATGTCTTCTACTCCGCCTTTCTTTGAGTGTCTGCATATGTACTTTATAGCCGACCCTTCTGCAAAAAGCAATTTATTCTTGTTTATAAACTCTGCAGGCTGTATCTCCATGTACATGTAATGTGTCCCCGAAACTTGTTTTAAGTATGGATTTTCTTTTTTAGATGTCATAACTTCTATCCTCTCTTTTTGGTGTCATTATATATAAATTTTGTTTTGTACGTGTAACACCGACATACCAAACTCTATGTTCTTCATCATGTTTGTCTTCGCTCTTGTCTACTGCTTCTCTTATTTTTTTTGTATTATCTAAAATAATTAAAACATTTGTTGCTTCTCCACCTTTTGCTGCATGTATTGTAGATAATTTTACTCTTGCTGGTTTTGATAACTCTTCTTTGTTACGCAACATTTCTCTTATGTATAAACATTCTTCTGGATCAGATTTAAAAACTTCGTACCATTGGTCCTCAATACTATAATTAAATTCTTTTAAGTCATACATTCTTTCTTCTTTTAACTCTTGCTCTAATTCTAAAAACTCAAATAAATCTTTGCATTCAGATAGAGATAACTTATCTCCGTTAGTCCATCTTGTGTAATGTTTTACTGCTGTATACAATCTTGTTTTATAACTTTTTCTACCTTTTATTTCAAAATAAATAGCCATCTCTTGTAGCGTAGGTTTTAATTTTATTAGTTTGTCATTGGTTCTAGATAGTATTAACCAATCACCTTGATGCAGTGGCAAATCTTCTATTGATGTTACATGATCCACGGTCCCTGTTTCCGGACGCGGTGCCCATTGTTTTTTAATTCTTCTTTCATCAGGTATACGATTTAATATTTGATCTGCTATCTGTTGCACTGCTTGTGGCACTCTGTAAGATTGTGGCAGAATAATGTTCTTAGCAGGCTCGTCTTGAAAACGTTGCACATCTGCACCAGCCCAACCATAAATAGCTTGATCATCATCACCGGCTAAGATAACATGTTTAGAGTTTTTCTTAAGTATATCGTACATTTTCCACTGTATTGGCGATAAATCTTGTGCTCATCTACAAATATTACATCATATTTCGGACA